TGCATGGATGTCAAGAGCAAGCTGGATATCTTCCTTGAACTTTTTAAACGATCCACCGCCACGAAGAAGAAAGGCTGGATGTACCGCTGCCACTACCCCGCCGGACGCGAACGGAGAAGAGAAAATTCTGCCGCGCTCTTGTGTTACCTTCAGGTTATGATCTCCAGTCACAGACCACAAAGCGCCATTACCCAACGTAAGAATTACCTTACGCGGATGTGCAGTAATCTCTTCGATCAGGCGGTTGTGGCAACTATTCGTCAGTTGCGAAAGGATACCAGAGCCTTTCTTATCACCAGGAGGAGGCATACACGAAATGGCGTTTACATAATACACATCCATCCCTTTTGGAATAATACTATCTAGCAGCGCGCCATTGGCTCCAGAGAATGGAACACCTGTCTGTAATTCCTTAGCTCCAGGACTTTCCCCCACGATAACAAAATCGGCCCGAGGATTTCCCTTCGGACCGATTTTCTTACCCTTGAGAGGGCATGTGTCGCAACCTAGCTTTGTACCACATTCTTCAGCCACGTTTCACCATCTGGATTTGTCCTTGAATGAATCCCATATTGTATGCCATGCAGTGATTGAACTCATGGCACGTTACCATATAGACTTCCCTATCCACTTCCGGAAGTCTCATTGCGCCTCGATCGTAGTACCTGATTTGTTCGTAACCGCAGCGCATCGGAGTAGCTGAATCGATACCCGTAACATTCGGATAGCGGAAGCACGAGATGTCATCAATGAAGTTGTCCGACATCCCGAGCAAATGGATCGGCCAGCCAAGCTTATCCAGACGGCTTAGTGCGTGATGACGGCTGCCGAGTTTATTCGTTACAACACGTGGCAAGCCGAACATCTTGGCACGAGAAGGATTGATACCCTGCATTTGTACAGCGCAGTCACCGAGCTCTTGATATGACGAACCTTGCGGAATATACATATAACCCGTATTTATCGGTGCGCGCCAAGCCCACTGCTCGATTGCATTCTTCACTGCCGTCAGAGTCGCTGCTGCATCACTCAATTTATCCGGCAGAGCCATATAGTTAGGCTTCGCGATGTCGCACGCAGCCAGCATCACTTCAGGATCTGCGGGTTTCCCGAGTTCGATCAGGCTGTTATCGAGCATAAGCGTACCGCGCCAACCTTCCAGGAGTTTCTCGTATTCCTTCGGAAACTGGACAACGTTATGTGCCAGAAGCAGAAGATAGTTCGGAAGCCAGCCATGTCGCTTCATTTCGAGCAGCATGTAGATATCGCCGATTGGTGAGTACATGATTAGCGCCCCAGATCGTTACCGTACGCGAGTACGTGAAGTTGCGGAAGGAATACAGCACCTGCAAGCGCTTCCTCGATATAGAGGAGGTCACAGATGGCCTTGTAGCGGTTCATCAGCTCCAGGCGAAGATCTTGGCTGGAATCAGAAGCGTCAGGATTATTCGGTGGGCGAGTGTTACCCAGCGAAAGGTAAAGCGTAACGCCATATGGCTGGATGATCTTCTGGATCTCCTTGGCGAACTCGATATCATCTGGCCCGAAGATAACCACTTTGACGCACACGCGAGCAGTATAAACAGGGTAGTCTGTTTTGATGTTATGAATACGCTTCATGTATTCGGCGAATTCATTCATGTCAGTGTGCTCGCCCATACCCGGCCCTTTCGGGGAAAGCGTAATCAGATCACACTTCATGATCCAATCCTTCCAGAGCGTACCTTGCGTTTCGACGGCAACTTTCATACCGCAGCCATGCAGGTGTTCGATGAAGGTATTCAGTTCATGCATCAACGGATTACCGCCAGAAACGGTTACCCATTTAGCGAAGCCCGATTTGGCTATGACAGCATCAGCCGCTTCGTTCTCCGTCATCATGGTGGCGTTCTTTTTCCACTGTTGCGGAATGACAGCGTGAAGCGAATCGCACATGACGCAGCGATAATCGCAACCACCGAGACGGATGAAAGAGGTTTGCTTACCGCACATATCCCCTTCACCTTGGATCGTAGGACCGAAGATCTCTACGACAGGCAACTTATTCAACATATGTAACTCCCCAGCTTGTAAAATTATTATACCACATTCTTTAAGGCAAATCAAGAGGGATTATAGGAGTCCGCGCCTCTTAAATTCAAAGAACCCTTCCATCAGAGCTTGCGCATCAACCATTGCATCGTGCGCGTCAGGAAACTCTTTGCCGAACAGGAACTTGTACGTTTCCTTCAGCGAAGGTGTTTTGTACGTATTGAAGCCGTACTGAAGCATCTTCGGTGTAGGAGGAAGTTTCAGAACCGGTTTAGCAACTGCCATCAAATCGTGTTCGATACGGCCACGATAGCAGTCAGTGGACTTCTTAACGCGATGGAATGCAATGTCCATGATCTTGAAGTCAAACCACTTGTTGAAGATCACGATGTCCGTAGTCCTCGTCAAGATGTCTGATACCTCTTCGACAGCTTGTAATGCAGGAACACCTTCAGCCATCGCACGCTCGGTAGTGATCCTGTGGACGTTTGAAGCACCAGGAGGAATTGCTGCTTCGAGGTAGGATTTGGAATCCGCGCACCAGATTTTACCTTCCGGCTTCACGATGCGGTTCAGTCTATCAACAACCTCTCCGTTGGCGTCCGCAAGGATAACGGCCACCTGACAGATATGAGGGTTGCGAAGATCGCTCAGACCCCATTTCTTGTCGAAGAGACCGGTTGTCTCCGTATCAAGGAACCCATATAACTGCATTTAGTCCTACGCTTTCATTTTGGACGAGACGTTGATGCACGATGCGGAGTTGTTGCGATGTTCCCAGGTCTGTACTTTATCAACCCAGCAACGGCCGTTTGTTTTCTCGCGGACCATAGCATCCACAACTGCCAAGATGTAACGGCAGGAGTCTTCGATGCCAGGACCAAACTCTTCGGACATAACGTTCAGATTGACCACTCCGAGGCTGTGCATTTGTTGTAACGCCGCAAGATACGGATCATCGTGCGCTACCAGAAGACGGTGGTCCCATTCTCTTTCGAGCCATGCTTTGACCTCTCGCAGAGAACCAAAGTCAACAACCCATCCTTTCTCGTCCAGTTCTCGCGCCCCAAAGGTAATTTCAACCTCTCGGCCGTATCCGTGAATGAAGGAGCAGTGGGTATCTGATCGCCATTGACGGTGAGCGACACTGATAGGACCGAATCGTTTTGTACAGGTGTGAATGACATGCATCAGAATTTCATCCCTTTAATTTGGTCATAGAATTCTTCCTTAGCGGAAGGATTATTAGCCATGACACCGCGAACAACGGTGTTTGTCATGACCGATTCATCTTTGACGCCTCGCCAGCACATACACATATGCTCAGCACGCATCGTAATAGCCAAGCCGATCGGCTTCAGGTCTTTCATGATGTGATCAGCCAGCTGCTGGATAGCTTCTTCCTGAATCTGCGGACGGCTCATAATCCAATGAGCCAGACGAGCATATTTTGAAAGGCCGACGACATTGTCTCCAGCGATGATGCCAATCCAAAGATCTCCCATGATCGGAACCATATGGTGAGAGCACATGGAACGAATCTTGACTGGGCCAACTGCAAAGAGCTGGTCCATTTTCTTTTCGTTCGGGAAGACAGTCATCTTCGGAGGCGGGTTATAACGACCCATCATAACCTCGTCGATATACATCTTTGCCACACGTCTGCCCGTATCCTTGGTGTTGTGATCTTTGTCCTGGTCGATCACAAGAGCATTCAGCATGTTCTGTACATGTGTCTGGACTTCGGCTTTCAGCTCTTCCAGTTCACCTTCCTTGATGAACTCGAAGATGCTGTCATTCGCCGAATAGGATTTGCCGGCTTCGATCAAGCGCTTGCGGATACGATCCGAAGCTTTGTCCGAAGGAGGGTTTTCGATTGAGGGAGGATGTCCCGTGAGAACATTTGCGTCTGACATTATACGCCTTTCGAAAGGTAAGTGGTGGGATCAGGAACGCCGGCAACTTGGAACGCAGTGATGCGAGCACGGCAGGTAGGGCACGTACCACAATGATGCGAACCGCCTGCATAGCAGCTCCACGTCATCGCGAAATCCAGACCGAGATCATAGCCGGTCTTGACGATTTCGGACTTCAGCATCCACTGCAGCGGAGTCACGAGACGGGTCTTTTGATAGGTGCCGATGAAGATGGCGTTTGCCATAGCACCGTTGAATTCAGGCGTGCAGTCAGGATACGCCCAGTTTGCAGCATCTTCCGAATGTGCTCCGTAATACAGGAGATCGAAACCTTCCTGTTGCGCAATCGACGCAGCATTCGACAGCATCAGACCGTTACGAAACGGAACGTATGTAGGAGAAATACCATCCGGCAGATCTTTGTAGTCTGCATCAGGAATAGCAATGGAATCATCGGTCAGCATGACGCCCTTGATCGGAGGAAGAGTAATCACCTGGCGCTCGACGCCAAGCGACTTGCACAGACGGTCAGCATGATCCAGTTCGATCTTATGGCGCTGGCCGTAGTTGATGGAAATGGATTTGACATTCGGCGCTCCGAACTCGTTTGCGGCAAGAGCAACGCAGACACTGCTGTCTAAGCCGCCACTATGTAGTACCAATACCTTCTTCATCCTTAGGCTCCATTCGTTGTAACATTGCGAGGTCTTCGGGCTGTCTGTTTCCTTCGGCCATGAAGCGAGTAACCTCATCCTTGGTCACTCTGCGAACTTGCCCTACCTCAATAGTAGCTATCTTCCCTTCATCGGCCATCCTGAGGACTACAGGATAGGAAATCCCTGTCACGCGTGAGAAGCCTGACAGGGACGTCCAACCCTTGATAGCCAGTTTGGCCAAAGCCGAAGTTTTGCTTTCGGGCTTTGAGGCCATGAGCTTAGACCGCTTTCAGAAGGCGTTTGACTTTGTTCGTGTCAGCGCCGTCATACTTGTCGATCGCCACCAGCGCACGAGCACGCAAGCCCAGGAACTGATGAGCCACATCGGGATCCAGAGGATTCAGACCCGGCGATTGTGCCAGCTCTTCCAGGCCCAGCGTGATCATCGATGCTTTGGCGCCCGCGAGCGCTTTCGGCGAAAACACCACGTGCGTGAAAAGTTTGCGACCGGCGAAATCACCGTCTTCGACTTCCAGCTGCAGCGAGATCATCGGATTGTCCGAGCTGGACATCTTGCCTTCTGCTTCCGACACGATGACGTTGTACGTACCCTTGGGCAGTACTTCGTACGAGGCGGCTTCAACAGCAGACATATCGATCGTCTGGCCTTCTTCAAATTTCACTTCATTGTCACTCATAGCGTATCTCCTTGGTTATGTTGCAACATTTACTTTGTCATCCCGATCTCTTTCAGGATTTTAGCCATCGTAGGGTCTTCGAAGAAAGGTTTCTTATACGACGAGATCCGGTTCTTGGCATTCCACCGCGCATTCGGTTGCACGTGCATCTTACGCGGCGGGTTACCATCTGGAGTCGTCGCAGGAAGCACTTCCAGATAGCCTACGATGTCAACGAAGCCCTGCACTTTGCTGGTTAGCTTTCCAGTCATGGCGGGCGAGAAAAGTTGGCGCTTCGATTCGTCCTGGATATACTGACGAGCACACGTCATCAAAACGTGCATCGGCAGATCGCGGTAACGACGAATAAGGTTCATCATGGTCGTATGCTGAATCTTATAATGTTTCCACTCTGCCGTTTCTGTCACTTCATCCAGAGACATATCGGGGTTATTGTCGAGAATCTTGCTCATGCAGTAAGACTCGACTTCCGTCAGCGAGTCAATGATCGTCGTCTGATACCGGCGAGGCTTCTCCTGCTTCGCTTTTAGTTCCGCGACGCCGAGCTGTTTGTTCTTCGCTTCCAGCTCCCAGAGCTTTTCCTCTACGGCTGGATCGAACGGACGGTCACGCAGGTCACAGTGAAGCTTCAGGAAGTCGAATGTCTTCGCCACTCCATTGAAGTCTTCAATCCGGATAGAATCGATCTTGTGGAACGGATGCGACTTATCATCGGTGTCGATGGTCATCTCACCACCTTCAGCACTGATCATAATAACGTCATTCATTCGCGGCACGCTGCACGCGGTAGCCATCAGATATGTTTTACCTGAACCGTGCTCACCGTAGGCAAGCATTTTGATGTACCGTTCGTTATGGCGGCCTTCTTTATCCAGAATGGTAAAGGGTGGGGCTGCCACAGGCTTGAGCGATACGGGAGAAGGTTTTGCAGCCTTTTCGGCCACCTTCTCAGCAAGCGCCGCTCCCTTAACTTCTGCTGCCTTAATTTCAGGCGTAACAGGTTTTGTATCTGCCGGTTTTGTAGGTTCAGTCATACGAATTTCCTCCAGTCATCTCGTTCATCATCACGTGACATTGTCGTATCCTGTAGCATCTGATACCAATCACTGCCATCGTCTTTGGCAATACAGATATCACGTAGCTGACAATCCCACGAACAATCGCGCGTAGGATTAGGATACATGGGTAAAGAGCGGTTAAGCATCTCAGGAACCACCTGCATAATCGCAGCACCTTCAGCAGCGATCTGGAAATCATTGCGGTACACGAAATCGCGACGAATCATCATGTCGCTATTCTCGTCTTCTTCTTTAGCCAATGCGGTAAGATAATCTTGGTTATCCGCAGGAGCTTTTTCAACTGAGCCGTAAGTATACTCCAAGGCGTTACGATACAGGCGCCAAGTAGTATCCTGTTTCTTCGCCACACTATACCTTCCCGATTGAAGCCAGTTCGGCGGACCTACGAATGCCTTTTTATGTTGCTGATAGACGAATCCTGCGATTTCATGTCCAGGATAAAGAACTTTCCCTGCCCAACAATAGGCTGAGATTTGTCCATCAGTTTCGAGGTGGTCCGTGACGAACTGCTTGGCAGTTTTATAATCGAGGATCCATAGACGTCCAAATTCATCGATCACCACGCGGTCAAGAGTTACTTGGTAGAATACCTGATCGTATCCACCCATCTGCTCTTTAGTAAGCGGCAGAGGAATCTGTGCTTTCACTTCAACCTGAGGCTTGCCTTCAAACCAGAAGGTCTTCAGCACACTACGCGAACGAAGCCATTCAGGATAATATTCCAGCATCGAACGAGCCAGCAGATCGTCCTCTTCCCAGTTCGTAGGAAGGCGAGCAAGCTCGGTTTGTTTGATTGCACTGACATACGCTTCCCATGCTTTGACAGGAGAGCCGTATTTATTATGTCCATGGAAGTCCTCCATAGCATAGTGAAATCCGGAACCTAACCAAAGAGGGCTGCGTTGTTGGATATCTTGACGGTTTTCGCGAATGCCGCTAGTCCATTCCCAACGGCGACGGCAACGTCTAAACGACGAACGATCACTGGTACGGATAAGCGCGATTTTTGGCTGTGCTTCCAAGAGAACCCCATAAGACTTTTTCTCGTCGTAACTATCAATTATTATAACAAGTTTTACGAGGCAAAATCAAGAGGAATCTAATAGTCAATGCCTATTTATTTTGTGGTTCTAGGAACGCGCGAAGTTTAACGGGCATTCTATTAATCGCTTCCGTCATGCTTAGCTTTCCAGTAATGATTCCCATAGTGTCTTCATCAGCCGTGTTCTTTCCGTGTGAGACACCCCTAATAAAGGCCCCAGCAGAGGAGTTAAGACGAAGCATTCGATAACGTGCCTGCTCATTGTTGTTAGGGTCATAATCGTACCCAAGAAAGAAACCGTTCTGTGAGTGGATGAGGCTGAAGGATTGCGCGAACTGTATCGATAGGAATATGATACCACTATCTTGTCGTTCCCAATCCTTGATTGTACGTGATACAATATCACCATCCATACCTCCTACCAGTTGATGTGCTGCTATACCAAGTCTATCCCAAAGGAAGGCACTAAGATAAGGGAAGGCGGCCTTAAACGGGCAGAAAATGACGGTGTGGCTAATCTCGTTGTCCTCGATATAGTCGGCTATTGCATGAATAGCTGCGCCATATTCAGGGATATTAGGATCCAGAAGCTTAGGGCAAACTAATAACTGCCTCAACCGAACAATCTTAGCCATTACCGTCGAAGCAATGAGCCACTGATCTGGGGAGGTCTCCGCTAACATATCCTCCGAGATCTGGCGGTATAACTTCTTCTGGCCGATTGTCATCTCTACCGGAAACTCTGTCTCAACCAAAGGAGGCATACCCTCTACTTTGTCACGGCGAATAAAGTAAGGCGCGAGCATCTTTTGAAAGGCCTTTTCATCTTTCACAGGCCCAAGCTTACGATCACCCCAGTCTCCAATGTCCTGGTAGAAGAAAGTATTAACCCATTTCCAGTAGCTGCTAAACTTGCGGGAATCAATCAGGTTAAGATACGTCCAGAGTTCTGACAGGTGACGACTCGTAGGAGTGCCCGTAAGCATGTATAAAGAAGTGGATCTGATGCATTTGACGTATTTCAGGAGTTTGGACTTACGGCTCTTGAACTTATGTGCTTCGTCAAGGATGGTACAGTCCCAAGGACCTGGCATAACCTTCAGGTCAGTAGTCAATGCGTTCAGCGAGCATAGCCAAATAAGACCATCTGACGCTTTATTCCAAATGGCAAGTCTGGTGGCCGGGTCCCCTTTGACCACGCGAAGACGATGCAAGTGTTCCGGATACCACTTCTCAATCTCTGCGGGCCAGACAGACATGGCGCTCTTACCACAGGAGATCAGGATGTTCTCATTCCTCTTCTCCGTTAGGGTCGCGTTGAGTGTAGGAAATGTCTTCCCAATACCAGGTTTATCCCCGTTTATGCAACGAGGATTCTCATGCATGAACTGTGCAGAGATCTTCTGGTGTGGTTTAAGCTCTTCCCGGAGTTCGAACATTACAGTTCCACCCATCTGCAAGTAGTTCCTTGATATCTTTGGCGCAGCCAGTCAATCCAGTGCATTGCTTCATCATAGCGCCCATTGGAACGATTGTAAGCAGCTCGGCGGATATCATCAATGTTCAGCATAATAAGACTGAAACTTCTGCCGTGTACATGTGCACCAGGAGTGCATACATACCAGTCTGGACCGAGCTCGCGCTGTTTATGACGTGCAATTTCATTATTGTACACGACAAGCATATTAGAAGCATGCCGGTTATCCCGAGGATCTCCGGTATATATCCCGTCTCCCAGACTTTCAAAATCTAGACCTGATTTAATTTCCGGAAAAATCTGTTCAAAGAGTGCCTTTTTCATGTCTTTGCTCCTATCAGTTTTACCGCTGCGTTAAGCGCATCGTATATAGTGTCACAGTCTTCTACGCTTACATGCGGATATTTTTCTTGTTCCATGTTCACAAGAGTACAGTACCAAAGATTGAATAAGGGATTTTGCCCCATTTCATATACAATCCATCCTTCTGGTACTGTAACAGTCATTATTTCTGGCGTACCTTCTTTGCCGAAATAATATGACTTCTCCGGAAAGCAGGGTTTTCCCATTTTAGGAGGTTGCGAAGTAGGAGGATTTTTACATGACCATCTTCCTGTAGCAGTACCTCCATAGATAAGTACCTTAAGCTTCTTCAGTATCTCCGACATGGTGGTGTTTCTCCGTTCATAATCCAGTCAATTGCGTCTTCACTGGCTAATATATTCAAGTCGTCTAACCATTGTACTAAAGCTTCACGGGTCATATTAACTTTCTGAACCCTACGCTTTATCATAGCAGCAGTAGGATCTGTCTTATAATCTCTACCCTGTATTGTCCACGTCAGATTCGGTAGTGTTCCATGTTCCATCGTACACCATCCTGTTTCGTAACTGCGTATATGATAAACCCAATTCGTCGGCCAGATCAGCTGCTTTAACCATCTGCCCAGTTTTAGGATGCTTAACAAACTTCGTACCCTTCTTGTTGCGCGCTTGTTCTATGTCAGTAGCCCAACGTACTTGCGGTTTGCCGTTATACATAGGTGCATAAGGCCCATGCGGATCAATACGGTCTAAAGACATACCCTTTGGACATTTCCCTACATCTTGCAGGAAGTTATCAAATGATTCCCTCCAGCGGTCACACATAACGATGCCTTTCGCACCGTAGCGGGGAAAGGAAGGATGATCTGGGTTGTGGCAACGCGACTTCGCATCCCACCAGGCATGGTATTCTTTCTTGTACTTGGACGTATCACCTTGCGTTAGACAGCCGCAGTGTGACTTGGGGTTAGCCTTCCGAATAAGACATGAATGCTCAACGATGATCTCTTTTCCACAGCCCTTAGCTGTGCAACGACATTTCCATCTGCGCTTACCCTGTATCCGGCTAAGTACCAAAAGTTGCCCAATAACTTTTCCTCGCAGGTTGATAAGACCATGTTTAAGTTTTTCCTTCATTAACCACCCATAAGTCTGTGCGCTTCGTCAATGCTGGCAACACGCAGACTTCTTGCGCCTATCTCAGCATGAGGACCGCTTGAGCCTAACTGTACAGTGAATGAGCCGAAAGGCGATACACCTACAATTATACCTATCTTACCTCCATGATCTCCACGAGTCACTTTAACTACAGTGCCTAACTGTAATGATCCAGGCATAGGAGTACCTGTACCGTTACCAGGAGGAAATATCTTATTGAAGAGGTCTGTGTTCATTTTTCTTTCCTGCAATCATAACTGGTATATAGCGAACTCTGTTCCATAGCAGCTTTACCTGCCTTATTACATGCGTCGTAGCTGACATAACCGTCTACTACGCTAGGCACTCCCCAGAACATAAATATCACCAGGGTAAATGTCATTTCTTTTTATCATCCCGAATAGCCTTGTTGATCATTTCCTCGATCTCAATCGGCATCCTGCGTGGTCGGCCGCGAGGAACGAAACCTGAATCATGAAAGATATGCTCAGGGGGTTCATCTTTAAGCATGTGCACAAATTCTTCCGTCCACATCTGGGTAGCCATTTGATGCTCAGCAGTAACCAGATTATGGTCAACGCTGATGGTAGTGGTTTGAAGCAGTGCACCAAACTGTTGAAGACGCTGACGGCTTCTGACCAGAGGATAGAAAGAGACCTTCTTATCCTTTGCGACAGGAGCTACAGTAGGGGCAGAACAGCAAATGGCTGCAATGGCCCTGTTATCCTCATTGAACCAGATGACCAGGTTTTGTACATGCTCATCGTGCCAGTATGCTTCCGTATCGTCCATATTACCTGATACAATCATAAGGCCATCAAACTTTTGAGCCTCTTCTTTAGTCACCTGGTAAACGGTACGGGCTAGTATATTGGGGCGTAGAGTACGTTCGTCGCAGATAGTTAGTGACGTGGACACTACCTCGAAGTCAATGCCTTTCTCTTGCATGACTCCGAGGGCTGTCCATAATTCATGACCGTTGTATCTGCGTGCACAGACGACCAGAACTTTCATTTTGTCACCTTGTCTTTTTCTTCAGCGGCACGCTTGGCAACTTCTTCGATATTGATCGGACGAGCTTCAAGATGCTCTTCCGTAGCTTCTACACCTTCGGTAGTAGCCGACTTCTTCCAGTCAGGAATTTCTTTACCTTCGTCATCGATATCCAGACGCATCAAATAAAGATCCCCACGAGAGCTAAACAGCTTGATTGGAAGATTATGGCTCTTGATATACGAACCAAGCATCGAGTAGAGTGCTTGGAACGATTGTTGCATTCCTGTACGGTCGATGATGACGCACTTCTTGCGGGTCTCAAGGAACGTCTTCAGAATGGGATAACTTACGCGTCCACGACGACCTTCACGGTTGGTATTGATGTCTTTCGGATCCACGTCGATAAATTTAACCATGTCATTGTTCTCCTTTAATTAACACTATAATTAAAGTATATACTAACTAAAGTTAGAAATCAACAAAAACTTTAGTTAGTTACAACAATAACTAAACTGTGATATCGTCTGGATGACGAATAGAGACGTATTTCGGGAAACGAGGCTTATCGTAGCCACCGTAAGCGAACCACGTATAACGCATGATCTGGTGAAGGAATTCTTCTTTATGTTCCCAGACGTATTTACGAAACGCATCATCCATCGTTCCTTCAACACCCATACCAACACTGAATTCGACACCCGTTTCAGTATCGCGGACTTGGAAGCTACCTAGCTCACCAAGCGGAAACATAAACTCGGCGTTGGTCGGTCGCTGTTGTAGTCCCCGTTCATTAGTATACGGCGGGTTATCATTACGATAACGCTCCGTAAAGCCGATGATCATTGCATCGCCGCGTTTTTCATGACCGCGTTTAAGCTTCAGCAGAATCTGTTCGTTCAGAGTGCTACGATCATACTTGTATCTTCCGTCCGGCCGCCGTAACATTACGCCCTCGAAGCCAAGAGCGAGGATGTCCGTTTCATACTTGGTTAACTCGTTCAAATCTTTGATTAAAACCTGTGGTACCAAACGCACATATTCGATTCCATAGGTATTACGAGCGTTATTAACCCGCTCAATAAGTTCTTCGAGCCGTTCGTCGTAGGGAATTTCAGGATGGGTATGAATGTCGAAGACATGCCAGAGAATATCGTATACGCCCTCTTCTGCCATCACAGCGGACGTAGCTTTACGGAACCCTATCGGAGTATCTCCTGCTCCGATGGTACATTCTCCGTCCAATCCGTCTAGCGCCATGTGGGAAATAAGCTTATTCGTATGGCGATTGTTCACAGGCTTAAGAGAAGACGTCTTTGCGGCACAGTTCATATTCAGTACGCGCAGCCCGTCCAGTTTAGGCGAACCAAACATAGGAAACCGCAACTTCGGTAAGAAGCTGTCAGGAATCCCTGCAGACGGCGCCTTTAGTGGACGAAATGTCTTAACCATTCTTCATCACCTTGCATTCTGAGATGTTCTCTTGCTTGACCTGGAACGAGCCGAGGAAGTATACCCCGTTCATATAGATGCCGTTGAAGCGCATTCCGTTCTTTAGAACGACCTCAACATTATCACCGTTTGCAGGTTCTTTAAGCTTGGTGTTCGTTTTCATCGTTGTACCTTCAGATCCATAGTAAGTTGACCTCCTCGTTTCAGTGCGTTGATGTAATTGTCTATCTGTACCTGATAGCGTTGCGTCAGCATCCCATGACGATCGTTCTCGATGCATTCTGCTCTGTACGCTGCAAGTACCTTAAGCTTGTCTGGCGTAGATATGCCTTTCATTGAAAGACGTACCTTCTGCCAGCTTTGATCTTGTACACAGAACACCCGAACCAGATCGTGATTGTATGTTCCTAATGCGTATGGCCACTCTTGCATTTGTCCTCCTGCTGTTTATACTTTATTATACCACAGCTAAATTAGGAAAGCAAGAGTCAAAAGTGGGTAGTGTACTGGCCAGCCTAAGTTCCCTTTCGGCTCATCCCTCTATCGGAGGGACGTGACAGAAGCCATTGGCACTACCCACCTCCGATTAACCGCGCTTAGCCTTCTTCTGCTTCGCGCGCCATTTCTTCTGGTATTCACGTTGCTTTTGTAACTTGGCCTCTTTTTCAGTAGCCTTTGACCAGAACTTCTTAGCAGCCTTCTTGACCGTCTTCTTGCGGCGAATTGTTACGGAGACTTCCTTTCCCGTAAGAGCCAGTCCTGCAGTGTTTTCTTTGTGCCTTTCAGCCTGCTCAAGAATCCTGCCCACCATGATATCGCTGGCGACAATATAGTTGCCTGGAGGAGCCGTTTGCAGTTCTTCGATCGAACCCAGTACGGTATAGCCCTGCTTGACTTCACCGAGAATCTTCACGTCTTCCTTGGGGATGTTTTGTGGTTGGCAGCGCATACCGCTGAATTCGACGACTTCTGCCTTTATCGGTGCTGCTCGGGCGGACTCCATCTCACGGATCTGATCGTTGATGTAGTAGCCGGCTTTCTTGAGGTCCTCAATCGTGGCGCCTTTCGCATCCGAGCGGAGAATGTATTTGATCGCGTTGCCCAGCTCGAAGCCAAGACCGAAAGCTTTGATCACGTCGATGGCCTCAAGATGTTGACCATTGCGCATCGGCTTCGGTGATTGATAGTGTTTCGGTTTATTGATCATGTCACTCATTTTAGCTTTCCTTCCTTTATTAGTCGTGGGTATGTAAACAATAGGTAGTAGATCGCATGTCTTGTTGCATCACGTGCATGCTTTTGTCCCTCATGCCAAAACTTCCAGGCACGTAGCTTATCGTCGGTGACGAAACCTTTCGCCAGCGATGCCATTTGGTTAGCATGAGGTATCTTTCTGAGGGTACATTGATCTTCAATCGTACCGATTACCCGAGGGGTAATTAATTCTTGGTTCGTATGGTCTTTGGCTTTATCACCGTAGACACGATAATTCTCGTAGACGACATGCGTCGGTTGCGCCATCTCGAAAGCCCAATTAAGATTGGTCAGTCGTTCTTCAGGCGTCAAGGTCTTGATTTGATCGTGATATGCAAGTCCGCTACCTTTGAAAACGCATATGCCCGTTGTTTCGCCGGGATCAAATGCAAGTAGAGTACCCGCAAACTTGGATTGGATGTCAAATAATTTCTGGAACGATATCGTAGACAACATTGGTCATTGCCCTTAAAAAGGAGAAAAGAGAAAGACCATTGCTGATCTTTCTCCTTTCCTTTACCACACTAACGCACTGCGGCAGCAGACGTTAGCAGTGGAATTACGTAGCAGCAGCTTCCGTCGAACCTTCAGCAGCCGGCGCAGCGGGTGCTTTTGCTTTGGGCTCTTTGGTTGCCGCGAAGACGATCTGGTAAGGAACGTCGTGGTTGTATTTGGTCTTGAGGATGTTCTTGATCGCGCCGCGGATGGATTTCGCACCTGCGGTTGCTTCCGTACCGGCGCCGCCGTTCCAGAGAGCGCGAATAACTTCCGTACGAGCCACTTGTTCGCCGGTGGTCGGATCCGTCAACATGATTTTCTTGCCGCCGGGGGTGCCAGCGACAGCTTCGGTTGCGACGGCGCCATCAGCCAGTTGTGCTTCGGAAGGTGCTTCGTTCTTTTTCTTGAATCCCATTTGTATCTCCTGTTATTGGGGTTTATGTTTGTGTTCTCAGCTTACTATTATATTATATCGCATCTAAAATCAAAAATCACGAGGTTTTTCGTGGTCCCACACTATAATATTCGCGATTACTTGTTTTGCCTTGCGCAGTGATACCTACCATCTTATTCAGAATGGAAATGTGTGTTGTAAGATATTTACCTACCGCTTTGGACGACATCAGAATTTGGCGTACGTGCTGATCTTCATGTACCTCACCCCATGTGGAGATATCACGTGCACAGAACTTAAAGCCTGTAGGTGTTCTGGCATGTTGTTCAGCAACATATTCCTTAATCGCCTCAAGCATATAGTCGGCGGTCTCCATGTTCGCTTCCATACGCGTCTGGAGTGCTTTAGAAACCCAATCGGTTTCCATACCAAATACACCTGCCATAATCTGTAAGCATTGTTCATAGTTAGCCAAGCGGTGATGTGCACGATAATCATGCTTCCACTGTTGCTTCGTAGCTACCAGAAACTTATGCAGTACGACTAGATGATGTACCATCCAGTTCAGTCGACCGCCATAATTATTCAGCTGTGTCTCTTTCCATTTACTATCGTGACCACCTTCAACCGCATGAAGCTGGAAGATAGCTGAACGTTGGATCAAGTCGTTCGCATAAAACGGCATAGCGAGCGCTGTCATACCGAAGATAACGCTTACCGGAATTCGATAAACGCCCATTGTCGTATACAGCCTGCGCATTTCGATATGCGGATCAGGTTCAGTAATGATACGGCACATCTCGTCTGACAGGCGATCACGAATTTCCTTGTTCGTGAACTTGACGTTGTCGATCACATGCAAACCACCAGTATTCGCTACCGAAGAATACCAATCCTTCAGATCTGACGGCATGTTACGCAAGATAGGAATACCCGTAAGGATACTCTGACGAAGGTCAAACAACGTAGATTTACCTGAGCCAGGTTCACCAATCAAGAATTCTACCGGCAATTGAGTTCCGCGCCAGCGACGAAGCCACGGCGAAGTATAATACAACAATGCGGCAATACGCTTATCGTTCTTATCCCCTGCAAAACTGACTGCCTTATCAAAGATATCAAACCAGCGACATGTAACAGGCTCTTTGACTTGCTTAGTCAATTCCTTTGCAACTTCCAGACGATCCAACGGCTCAACATGTCCTTGCTCAAACAAAATACCTTCAGAGCCGTTTGACAAGACGCGAAACGGTTTCTCAGGATTGTTCGTCACAATAACAAAATAGCTGTCCGAAATTTGGACAGCAATCTCTTCCTCGTTCTCACCTACTGTCGCAATGACGCGATTAGGTGAAACTTCCCCGATAGGTTCTTCACCTGTAAACTGTGTTGCGAGCCAGGAGATGATTTTCGTATCTGCTCCGCCAATACCATACGTTTGGTATAGATGCGTACCGAAATCACTCTCGTGCATAGGCTCTCCACCTTTTTGCAGGAGCTCAGCCTTTACAAGTACGTGCGCATTGTTATCGAAATAGAACGGTGTATGGTCTTCCTTCGAGCGCAAACGTTGCCCGTTAGCATCCAGATCAGCTAAAACGGACAAAGAGACTTCTTGAGCCTCTCTACGTGTCAATTTACCTTGTTGCAGCTTGGTATTGATCAAACCGCGAATATTCGGATGCTTCGGATATGCGTTAGGCAGTGCAAGTGCTAAGCCGATCAAGGTCTCAACAGCTGCGCCGCCTTCAACCATCATGAAGTCGTCCAAGCCTACTTTCTTGCCATACTTCTCGTCATAAGGAATAAAGAACTGGCGAACTTTATTTGTCTTCATACCCATGAACACAAATTGGTTGCCGAGTCCATTCGCTGCACGTTGAACATCGTATCCCTTATCAGGATCAGCATCCGTATCATAGCAGATGATCAGGTTTACGTTTTGTTCGACGCAGTATGCGACAAGTTCCGTCATTCCCTCGGCGATAAGGCTTTCTTCAGAGACAGTTTCGCCTGATGGCAGTTTAATCCGGAGTTGTCCAATCGCTTTATAGGCGGTATTTATTTCTGACTCAGCAGGAATAATGATAGTACGGTTACGGTAGCTATCCACTCCACCAAGGGCAACGCAAGGAATTCCTGCTTTAACAGCCGCAGCAGCTTTCTTCTCGCCTTCCGTGAGGAGTACATATCTTTCCTTCCCCGCTTTCAGTCGGTCATCCAACAGTTTCTTAAACCCTTTCGGGAAATAGACATGGTTAGCAGTACCAGCAATCTGCTTGTACTTCAATTCATGTCCGAACAGTTTTACGCGATAAAAAGGAATACGCTCCCCTGCAAAGTTAAAATAGGGGATCACGTATCCGGAAGATGAGATCGGGACTTTGATCGCCGTGAAATGTACTGCACCAGCTTCGACTGCAGAGATGTCAGCGGCTTCCAATCCAGACCTGGCTAAATCGTCAACCAGTTGGTTATTCATTGCGTGCCCTACGCGAGGTGAATTTTGAGGTAACTATTACGACGACCCGTTGGGGTGGTCGCT